TGTCGAGGATTGCGAGTATTCACACATTTATTTCCGAGAGGACGAAACCCGGCTGCGTCGTAAGCAGAGCGACCGGCCCGGCTGGTTCTCGACTGGCGAGGGGAAAAAGGATTTGTTGATGAACTACCGTGACTCGCTGGTGACCGGGAAGTTTATCAACCCTTCAGAGAAATCATTGATACAGGCGGGGGAATTCGTATATCTTCCAAGTGGGCGCGTTGAGCATGGTGGCGCATCGACGACGATTGATCCCAGCGATAGCCGGGACAATCACGGTGACGTGGTGATTGCTGATGCGTTATGTGCTAAGATCCTGCGAGAGCGTGAGTCAAGGGCCAAGCAGAGAGAGACCGTGGAGGCTCCGGTGATGTCGTTCGAGTGGCGTCGTCAGCGTCGTCAACGCGAGTTGGCCGAAACAACCGATTGGGAATAAGGCTGTTGGAATGCTGATTGAATCCCAAAGACCCTCTTCACATTCAGCGGTTGCGGCGATCCGTCGAGGCATCCAGGCGTAAGCTAGAGACGTTTCGCTCTAGGCATCGTCAGGCCGTCGAACAGTACGTCGGTGTGTACTATTCCGACGACGCTGCTGATCGTCCCGTTCACGTCAACCTGATGGAGTTGGCGACGAACATCTACGAGCGCAACCTGAGTGCGCGGCCACCGCAGGTTCTGGTGGTGACGCGGAATCGGAAGTTGCGACCGATGGGCGTGAAGTACGAGCGAATGCTCAACGAGCAACTCGTCAAGCAGAACGTCCACCAGCAGATCCAGCGATGCGTCAAGCAGTCGTTGCTCTCGATGGGAATCTGCAAGGTTGGAGTTGAGACGCGCGGCGAGGTTGACGTGCAGGGCTACAGTTTCGCCAACACGCAGCCCTACATTCGCAGCGTCCTGCTCGACGACTGGGTCCATGACATGTCGGCGCGTCACCTGGAGGAAGTGGCGTATTGTGGCCACCGCTACCGGATGCGACTCGACGAGGCGAAGAAGAACAAGAGTTTCAAGAAGTCGGTCAGGGACAAGTTACGGGCCGAGGAGAATTACAACTTCAACGAGTCTGGTGGCGACGAGCGGATCGGCACGCTGGCGTCTGGGATTGCCCAGGTCGAGACGGCATTGGAAGACACCGTCGAGTTGTGGGAAATCTGGTTACCGCATGAGAAGAAGCTGGTGACGCTTTCCCCTCTTTCTGGCGAGGAGCCTCTGCGGGTTGTCGACTGGGAGGGACCGGATCGTCACATGGGTCCGTTCCACATGTTGTGGTTCAACGAGGTTGACGGCAACACGATGCCCTTGGCTCCGGCGATGCTCTGGCAGGGATTGCACCAGATCGTCAACGGGTTGTACCGGAAGTTGGAGCGACAGGCACAGCGGGTCAAGCATATCGGTGTGACGCGGGGTGCGGATGTCGGTGACGCGGAGCGGATTCGCCAGACGAGTGACGGCGAGGTTGTCGCGGTGGACAATCCCGACGCGATCCAGGAGAAGAGTTTCGGCGGCATCGATCAGCGGAACTTTGCTTTCATGCTGCAGAGCCGCGACCTGTTCAGTTGGATGGCCGGAAACCTTGATGCACTGGGTGGGTTGGGTCCGCAGAGTGATACGGTTGGCCAGGACCGTCTGTTGTTCTCGGCTGCCAACCAGCGGATTGCCGGGATGCAGGACAAGGTGACCGAGTTTACCCGCAACGTGATCAAGGATTTCGGATATCACCTCTGGGAAGACCCGTTGCAGACCTACCCGGTAACGGTGGAGTTTGAGGGTATCCGGCCCCTGGAGATGGAGATTTCGCCTGACGATCGACGCAAGCATTCGGTGTACGAGCATGAGGTTGAGATTGAAGCGTACTCGATGCAGCACCAGTCACCCGGTCAGCGTCTGCAGACGATCAACCAGATAGTCCAGGGGATACTGGTTCCGGCGATGCCGTTGCTGCAGCAGCAGGGCATGGAGTTGAACATGCCGGCGTTGCTTGATCTTTACTCAAAATACTCGAACCTTCCCGAGTTGCGTGACCTTGTGACCCAGGTCAACCAGGGTCCGCCTGGTCCCGAGGGTGGTTCACCCGGTTCCGATCGCAATCGTCCACGCCAGTCCCCGGTGACAACGCGCGAGAACGTGCGTGTGAATCGTCCCGGTGCGGCGAGTCGTCAGAATGCTGACGCGAGCATGATCAGTCAATTGATGTCGGGTACAGGCCGCACGGCAGACTCGATGATGACAGGAGGCGCATGATGCCAGATCCTACACCTCCTCCCGGTTTCAAGGTGGGCACGCAGACGATACCTGGTGACGGTTACCGTCAGGCTCCGCGAACTGTACCAGTCTGGTTCAACGAAGAGACGGGGGTGATAGTTCCTGTTGGCACCCCGCCGGGACACATTCCGTCTGGCGGCAGTCCCGGTGATGCACCGGGGGAATGGATAATTCCGCAAACCAGGAGCGTACTTACACGAACTGGAACAAATGAAGTACCAATAACGCCGCTTGGTCCGTTCCCGACTCCCGGTTTTACTCCCGGCATGGGTGTGCCACCTCCCGGCTCGATTCCCGGTGAGGAAGAAGGGACGTTTATCATCCCCGGCAGTCCCGGTACTTCTGGGGATTACCGAGGTGTTGGGGCAGCCCCGCCAACACCGGATCAGGGTCCGTTTCCATTCCCGACAGACCCGAACTTCACACCTACCGTCGGTCCCGAACTGCCCGGCCAGACTTTCCTGAACATGATTCCGCCTTTTCCGTCGCCGCCGACTCCGGCTTCGGTCAAGGGCTACATCTCACAGCAGGCACAACACCCCCAACAATTCATTTCGCCGGAGCAGATGTTTGGTTTCCAAACGCCACCGTGGGGATTTGGTACGGAGTTGGGTTTTTTCCCCTCTGCTGAACAAATCAAATCCGCCAAGGCCGGTGTTACCCAGCAGATCGGGCAATCGTGGGGAGAAAACCAACTCGCTCCGTGGATTACCCAGGCGATCATGGGAGGCATGGGTGGACTGACTCAGGGGTTGCAACCATCAGTACAGCCTCTCACTTTGACGCAGCCGCCAGGTTACGGTATGCCGCCGCTCCTGGACCCATCGAATTGGCCAGCGGGAACTGGTGGAGGGTTAAACATCCCATCGTCGAGTGAGATTCTCGGCGGTGTTGGAAACATGCTGTTCCCTGAGTTTTTCCCAGCACCACAGCAACCGGCACCGCAGCCGTCGCAGATGCAGCCGTCACCAATGCCATCATCCTTGCCGTTTCCCGGCGGTTACTAGGGAGCGCATTCATGCCCAATCCTTGGCCCTCACCGCCGATGCCAACGGGGATTGGTCCCGGCGGGCAGCCGGTGGCCGGAACAACGGCAATGGATCAATTGCTCCAGTCGGCACAACGGTTGATGAATCCCCCGCCGCAGGAGTTTTACCAGGAGGCGTATCAGAACATGCCTCTCGACGTGATGGGCGGTGTGCCGACCCAGACACCTGCCGGCCAATCGATTCCGCCAGGCATGACCGTCGGTGGAATTCCCGGCTATTACCCACAATACGCGGCCCAGGTCGCCAAGACGGGTTTTGGCAATTTCTTCGGTGGCAACACACCCGCACCAACGCCGCCTTCCGACGTGGTGAACATGGCTGGCAACGTGATCGGAATGCACGAAGGGCTGATAAATCCCCTGACCAATGTGATGAACCTGGCCGGTCATTACCCGGTTGCAGGACTTGCCCAACTGTTCAACAGCATGGGTCTTCCCGGTCCCGGGAGTGTCCCCAGTGCCGGTTCCTACAACCCGAACTACGCGATCGGGCCAAGAAACATATCACCCGGCGCGCCGGATACTGGATTCGACTACGGATATGCTGGCCCCCCGTAAGGTTTTAGGACTGCGCACATGCCATATCCACCGCCGTCTACAGCACTCGACCAGTTGCTGCAACAGGAGATGGGGTATGGACCGTCTCCCTATCTGCCAGGCCCGGCTGCACCTCCGATGCCGAATACTGCCTACGATGATATTTATCAACACAAGCAGCAAATGAAAAAACTTCAGAGTCTGGGGATAGATCCTTTCTCTGCCAGCCCACCACCACCACCGATGCCAACTAATATGCAGGGACCGAATTGGCCTAATCCGTGGGAGGGTGGGCCGCTTCCCTCTAACCAACTCCTTCCCGGGATGTTTCCGGGATTCCATCTCTGGCAACA